GCGTGGACGTGTCATGATTCCGTACCTTAGAGCGTCATACAAGTGATCCTCTGCATGAGTATCAACATCTTCTGGGTTCCGCTTGTCCAGAGGAATACTAGGTATCTGTGCAATAGTATTTGTACAGCTATCCATAAATACTAGTTGAGGCTTCTCAGTGAACTCATCCACCTTTAACCGTCTATGTATCTCGTTCTTACCAGCGACACGTGAACCCCTTGACCTGTCAGACGGACGCCAGCGGCACCCCTTTTGATTCATCTGCTCTGCCAAGCTAGGCCCAGTGTCGCCACGGTTGTGCCATAAAGAACTATCCAGCACCCCGTATCTTATTGTACCATCTCTTGCTTCTGCTTCCAAGATCAAATCTGCTAGATCAGAAGCTGTAACCTTAGACACATACATCTCACGGTACACAACCACTTGTTCATCAGGTGCTACAGCAAACCACAGAACACCAGTGTAACTACCATAACCATAATCGCAAGCCCTAAACTTTGCCCAAGAGTCAGGTACATCGAATGCGTCCACAACATGTACTTTTCTGTCAAACTCTGGAAAAGCGGCACCCTCATTAACATCCCAGTTACCTTCAAGTAACTGCTTGCGCTGATGCTCTGGAAGCGAGAGAAGCATTGCTTCATAGTCGCCAGCTTCAGCCAAGTACGGATTGTCAAATAGAGAGGCTGGAATAAAGCGTCTTTTAAATAAAGGCGTACCTTCTTTACTATGCCCTCTAGGGAACGTAATCGTTTCACCTGTTTCAATGTTAGTTGCCCAAAACGGTTGATTCCCGACTGCAGGATCAATAAACATTTTTTTAACCCAAGCATGTCCACTTCCCCCAGGGTTGGTTGTAGCCCTCATATAAAGACCTAAGTCCTTGGAACTACTACGTAATCTTGATCTCATATAATCCCAAGCGTAAGGGCTAGACCATTGCGTAAGCTCGTCGAATCCAATCCAGTTAAAAGCCTGACCCTGATAGCGTGTGACATCCGTGTCTTTATCAAGATAAGACATCCAAAGTCTGCCACCCTGAGGAGAAGTCCATTGCGATTTACGTTCCGACCATTTAATTCCAGGTATAGCACGAGGGTACAACTCCTGACTTTTTTGTATTAGCTCTCTTAATTCTTCTGTAGTGTGTCTTACTAGTAGTCCTGAGAAGTTAGGATCATTCAGTCCATGTAGAGGGTCAGCCAACATGGCGTAGCTCTTACCGCCACCAGCACTTCCACCATAAAGCACTTCTCGTTCTGACGCACTAAGGAAGTTTGTCTGTGGGCCAGGGTTAGGCTTGAATACTACCTGCTGCGCTTCTTCTACATCGTACTCAGGTGCCTTAACTTGTGCAGGTATAGTTTCTACTACAGGTTCTTCAGCTATCTTTGTCAGGTTCTGTGTAGGCTCCTGCACCTTTTCTTTCAAGCTTTTCGATTTGCTCAAGCGTTTCTTGGAGCCACTTGGCAAGCTTGCGTTTAATTGCAATTGCTTTTCTACGTTTCTGCTCAACTTCAATTCTCTTCTTTAACCCTGTGAACGTTATAGTTCTACCAGTCTCTTTGCTTAACCACTGTGCTACTGCACGATAACTATACTGCTTAAGGTGGCGCTTTGCAAGCTCTAAAGCTTCAAGCTCTGATTCAATGGGTAAGAGTAGTCTGTCGTTCTCAGGATCTATCCTGTAACCAAAGGGTATCCTCTTTGTTATTTTAACTATAGGGTGCCATTCTTTTGTGTGGTTCTTGGGGGGTAGTGGTAACTGCCAGAACCCTAAATCTCTCTCAGGTATTATTCGTTTGTACCTTCTTTTGGTGGCAGATAGAATACACCCCCGCCAGATGTTACGTCTACTTTGTCTACCTTACCAAGTCCTGCACGATCTAGCAAGTCCTTAGCTGCAACCATCTTCTCTTTTATACCTAGCTCTGTAGGATCATACAAGGCACCTACCATTGCCATAGCAGCCTTAGGGGCAGTACGAGCAAAGTATGTACGTGTCCTGTCACCAATCTCATCCTTAAGGGCTTCTACAATAGCTGATGTGCTAGACGCAGGATCATAACCCGCCATCTTCTTAGCAGCTACAGCATCACCGCCAGCCTCATCAAAGAGTACCTCTAGGAAGCGCTGCTGCTTTTCTGTTAGTTGTCGAGTCATTGTAACGTCCTTAAATATACTAAACCTACAAAGCTACCTGTAATAAGGGTGAACAAGAAAAAACCTGCTCCCCATTCTATAAGCTTACGCTGCATCTCTATACGTTTATGATCGTGTTCTTTCTTTTGTTTACGAATGTCAGCCTCAATACGTATAAGCTCATCCCAGTGTGAAGGGCCATACATAACACAGATGTAATCCTTTAGCTCCTTACGCATAGACTCAGCTTTCTTCTTAGCTGCGAATATCTCCATTGCTTCTGCTTGAACGCCACCACCAAGGGTTTTATACCAAGGTGGTTTAGCGTTCTGACGTTCAGCAAAGTCCAAGTCACTGATAGCACCAGCCCACTGTGTTAGCTGACCACCCATGTCTTGTAAGTCCTTACCAACTGCAATACCCTTCTTGAGAGTATTAAATGCGGTTGTTGCTAGACCTATGGCTGTTACTGGATCTATCAAAGTGAATCCCCCCTCTCCTGAGTCCACTGCCTGTCTGCCTATCTATATCTCCAAAAGACATATGAGCTAAAACAGTTAGACTCACGAGTACGGGAGTACTCTTACTTATCCTCACTGTTCGTTGCCGTATACACGATTGTATATCTCTCCTCTTGATATACCTATATCGTGTAGCTCTTTGTTAGACATATTCTTTAAAACCCAGTAGTCTGCTCTACGCTGCTGGTGATTCTGAATACGTGTTAGTAGGTTCTTAAACATTGCACTATCTCCTTATGTTGTGTGCGGAGATAGTTATACTTATTTATAGCTAGTGTAGTACCCACATTTTGTGCATACCCGTTATGCTATCCTACAGGGATAAACGTCTCAGTTACAGTAATAATAGTGTCAATATGACCTGCATGTGCAGGCTGTACTTGTATCTTATCACCTGGCTGCAAGATAAGATCAATGTCTGAAAAACTTATATAGTCACTGTGTGATAGACTTTTGCCGTGTAAGAAGTGAGAAGTATATGAGTCAGCTGCTACATACCACTCAATGTCTACATTAGTACTTCCACTGGTTGCACCATTAACTACATGTATAAAGGTAACCTCAGATACACAGTTAGCAGGACATGTATATACAACCTCTACACCTGTACCTGTATTGTGACCGTACACTGAACGCATACGTGATGGTTTACCCTGATTAACTAAAGACATTACTCATCAACCCAAGCTTCATTCTCTGGTGTATTAGGGTCATCCTTTACAAAGTGACCTTTATCTGTACGAGCACGTTTCTTGCCAGCAGGGGCTGCAGCCTTCTTAGGTTTAATCTTCTTAGCTAACTTAGCTAATAGTGGTGCCTCATCCTGTTCAACACAGATAGCTGTAACGTTAGGGTCTTTACTCTGTACGTTACCATAGTTGTCTTCACCAGCAGACTGGTTACCTGCAGAGTCCCACACGTAGCCGTGCTCATCTACACGGTAGCCCTTAGCTTCAAGGGCTTCTTGATACTTGTGATAGTACTTCATTACTTGCCCTTCTTCATGGGACGTGCTGCTGGCATCGAAGCACCACACATGCCACCCTTGTTGTAGCCCATCTTCTTGGACATACCACCCTTCATGTAACCCATCTTCTTAGCTACTTCTGGTGCTTCTTTCTTAAGAGCTTTCATACCTTTGTTCATCATAGTCATAATCCTTTTAAGTTACTTTCTATACTTAGCTGTCTTCTTAGCTATCTTCTTTGGTTGGGCTACAAACTGTTTACCCGCCTTAGTACCCTTACGCTTAGCTGCACTTGTAGCTTTATACTCTGCAGGTGTAAGAGCATCCCTAGCTTTCTTGGGTAGGTAACGCTCACCTGTAGCCTTCTTGCCTTGAGTAGAGGGCTTACCTGACTTAGTACCCCACTTCTCATCACCCCACTTCTTAAGACTTTTTTGACTTTTTGCTATTGCCATCCGCTTTAGCCTTTGCTGTTTTACTTAGATCTTTATAGTGAAGTAACTTCTTAGAAGCCTTAGACATACGAGCACCTGTCATAACAGTACCATCTGAATGCTTGTGTGTCTTACCACTATAGAGAGTACCATCCCTAAGGTAATGCTTAACACCCTTCATGACTTGTATCCCCCACCCTTAGCTTTATATTGCTTAGCTACCATCTGAGCCTTACGTGCTGACCACTGTCCAGGCTTACCACCCTTACCACCAGCCTTTACTTTAGCTACGAGGTTCTTGCGCATAGTAGGCTTAGTGTAGTTACCTGCAGCGTTGACTGTACTCTTACTCTTCTTTTGCATTGTTAAACACTCTTACTAATTTGATGACACTGAGGCATAGCATACACACCCTGCTGCATCATATTAGCAGCTATCTGTTTAGTCTCATTAACACAAGACTCTTTACTGTAGAACACATCAGGCTTAGCTACTATCTGACACGACATAGCTGAAGGATTAGCACACATTAATATGATACCTACCCACATGCTAAGCTACAATAAAGTTAACTATCTGACCGTCAGGCTTACGTAGCTTATTAGGGTCAGGGTTATAGGCATACATCTGATTAACTAACTTCAAGTCCTCTACAGGTGTGTCAGGCGTAACTAGGTTAGGCTCTGGCTTCTCTTCTATGTTATTCCTGTGTGACCTATCTTTATCAGCTTTCTCAAACACGATGTTCTCATGTGTCTGGAAAGGCATACTAGGTAAAGGCATATGAGATATAAGAGTCACTCTACTACAAGCTCCTTAGTGCCAAACACTCTCTCGTATGTCATATCGTTGCTATACTCTTCAGCCCATCTATTCTCAGTAAAGGTAGCAAACTGTATCAACGCCTCTAAGTCAATATCCATAGAGTTCATATAAGTCTTCATATCTACAACGTCTTGCTGTAATACTTCAATAGTGTGAGCTTGCTTAGATACCCACCACACAGCAGCTACAAGCTGTATAGCCATTGCTGCTACAAGTGCTACAGGAAGTTTAAGATCAGTCATACTACCACTTTACTTTATCAGCCCAGTATGCTGCGCTAGTCTTGCCTTTAGCAATGTTCTTAGCATGGCGAGCTTTGAAAGACTTTTTACGTGCTTTCTCTCCTGCTGACTTAGGGTTTTTACCTGCACCACTAACTCCTTGCTGACCAAAACGTATAGTCTTAATAATATCACCATCCTTAGCTACAACTACGTGTGACTTAGTAGGGTGATCAGGAGTACGCTTAGGCTTGTTAAAACCTGATACACCAGCACGTTCTAGTCTAGGATCTCTAGCCATAAGGTCTTTTCCTGTCAGGGTCTAGCACATCATTACGAGATAACATGCCTTCTAAGTACATAGCTCTCTCTACGTGATCTAAAGTGTACCTCACACCAGTGTCAGCCTCTATTGCAGCACGTACATAGAATACATCACTACGAGGGATATGAATACGGCGTATACGTTTGGTACTATTGTCAGCTAACGCAGAGTAAAACTCTTCTAATATATTATCATCTGCATATAGTTGTACAGGTTTAGAAGGCATTGTCAACACTTTTCTTAATAAAAGAAAGGTACGTGTCGCAAACTACATGTTAGGAGAGAGGAGACATGAGGAGAGTGTACACATATGTTTTGTGACACGTACCAGGTATGCAACACTTATATTTATACAAGTTTATGTGCGTTACATACAGATAGTGTACAAACTATAAAGAAGGGTGTCAACCCCTATAGTTAAACTCTCTAAGTTAAACTATCTATTATCTATTACTTATATTAAGTTATAAACTGTATAGTTAAACTCTCTAAGTTAAACTCTCTAAGTTAAACTCTTCCTATGTCCAGTAACCTTATTAACACACTTTTTATATAGTTAAACTATTTATTATTTATTACTTGTATTAAGTTTAACTTAAATGTTTAACTCTGTCTACTACTACTACGTAGTTATACTCCACAGAACATACGTGTCAATCCCTAAAATGCACGTACCCAGGATAATGTTACTAATTATTACAGCTTTGTAACAATGTGTGATGTAAATGCACCACTTTTATATAAATAGGTCTGTATTACTGACATAATATGCCAAACCTAAAATACCCGTGCGTGTAGTTGTGTATATACGTATACCCCATACCCCCCTCTGGCCCTCGCACCCCCTCGTTTTGACTGGTATTGTGCTGAATCAGGGGTGTCAGACTACCTAAGCTGTTGATTTTGTTACGTTCTATAACTGATGTATCCACAATAAATGGCTAAAAAGGGTGATTTTGTAGGCAGATTAAAAACTGTGATCACAAATCAAAGAAGGATGCACAAAACGCCAAACCATATCCCCCTTCTTGTGATCACAAATAGGCCACCCCCTAAAATCAAAACCCGTTTGTGGTGTAGAATAGAAACGCGCGGGTAGTATTACATCCGCGAGGCAGCGATTTAAGCCACAGCCTATAAAAGCAACAACATTATCCAACAAAAACATACGGTTATAAAATAATTAGGGTAAAATGCAAAAAAGTTATGGACAATCGCAAACAATCCATGCCAATCTTGTTACATCGAAAGCGACAAGGCGAAACGCACAAGGTTAAGACCTAGCACAAGCCAGCGTCCTAGACGATCAAGCCGGATAGAAGACCCGCAAAGAATACTAAGACAGAATATAAATACCGACTAAAAGTAAGACCGACTAAAAGACTTGACTAACTAAACCGAATCTGCCCACGATAGGGCAACACAACAGGCCATCACACTTCAGGCCAAGCGAATGAGTGGTTTAAGCAACCACAGTGACGATACCCGATTGGATCAGGCATGACAAAACCTGTGACATTGAGCAAGGGAAGTAGGCACAGAATGTCCTTGAGAACGGGGCTTGAGAACGGTGACTTGAATCAGCCCGTCTATAGTGCTGGTCTTAGATATAGCTAGGGTAGGCACAACCTGGTTTCCGCCTGGATTTTGCCTATCTCGTGGTGTATCTAACCAATCACCTAGACCAATATAACCTCATAAAAGGATGACCAAAATGTATAAAGTTGAACAGAATATCCCTATGCCTAATCCTACTCGCAATGGCGTGCCTCACTACAAATATCCCTTCTTCACAATGAATGTGGGTGAGAGCTTTGCTGTGCCTGTCGATCCGACTACCACGTTGAATTATTTGCGTGTCGCTAATCGTGTGCAAGTAGCTATTACAGCGCAACATAAGCGCAAGGGTAATGCGGAACGCAAGTTCAGCTACCGCACAGATAAAGTTAACCGTGTGATTCGTGTATGGCGCACAGCATAAAAAAACTTTCTTGACAGGTAGGCGCTTATGTGCCTACTCTCTGGATAGTTTAAAACAGAAGGATGACCATGATGACCCAATACGTTAGAAACATTCTAAAACTATATCGCCAAGCATCCAATGCTGATACGCTTAATGGTGTTGAATGGTATGCTAGAGCAGAACGTATCTCTGTTGAGATAGCAGAGCGCCACAAGCTACCCGTCAATACAGTGATTGGTGTCATGGCAGCGCTATCGCCTAACAATAGGTGGGAACGTAATTGCAAAGACACTGACACCATGTGCGCTGCATGGCAGAGTGGTGACAGTTTGGATGACTTCAAGGTGTCATGCTATAACACGATGAAACAAAAAGCGTGGTCTATTCTACAGGATGACTTGATTGATGATGATGACATTCTGACACGCTTGAATGGTCAAAAGATACGCTCATTCTACTCTAACATTCGTGGACTGGATGAAGTAACTATAGATGGACACGCTCTTAATATTGCGCGTGGTAAACGTGAAGGCTTGACATCTGATAAGACTAACATGGGCAAGCGTCAATATCGTGAGTTACAGGTGGCGTATGTAAAAGCTGCCAAGCGTGTTAGGGTAAAACCCCATGTGCTACAGGCTATCACTTGGACTACATGGAAACGTGTACACAACATATAAATCAAGAAGGATATAGACCTATGAAGTTTGACAAAGCAACAGCCCGTAAGATCCACGAACTAATGCAGAAAGCGCTAGAGGATGCTGACATAGATGGCGTAACAATGAGTGTAGGCAACTGCTCTTTTACTGAGGGTGAAGCGACATACAAAGTTAAAGTGTTACTTGATGGTGGCAAGAGCAAAGAACAGACAGACCTTGAACAGATGTCTACACTCATGAGTTTAGACACAAGCAAGATTGCTACACTGGAAGGTATGAAAGTGTCACTTGTAGGCTACAACAGCAAAGCAAGAAAGCGCCCTTGGATTATTCAAAACTTGACAACAGCGCAGAAGTATATTCTTGATGATGACACAGCCAAGCGTTTGTTTGGTAACACAGAAGGGGTAGACCTATGACAAACAAAGTAGAAATAGCCGCTGAGATTGCAGACTTGTGGTTAAAAGACAAGTGTTCCGCATGGGCAACAGTATATCGTCAAGAACCAAACGGTGACGTAGTTTATGTTGACGCAGCGCAAGAAATGTTTAATGATCTTTATGATGATGTTTATAACATATTAGAAGGTAACCTAGATAGCCAATCAGTAGAGGAGATGGCGTAATGCAATTAACTAAAACGCATGACTTAGGTCAAGGCTGGGTAGCACGTTTGTATGACACAGGTGAGATGTGTGTGGCGCATGATGCTACGCAGTACAATCTAACCATCCCAAAGAAAAGTGTTGACACATTGATAGATATATGTGCACAAATGAACAGTAAGC